ACAAATCAACGATTGATCGTCCACCCCAAGGAGATGGTTCTTACATGGGGTCAGGCAGGTTGAGTGGCGATGTTAGAAACCCTAAATCAGATTGGAAATACGTCAAATGAAAACATTACTTTGCTTTGCAGTCATCATTCTTAGTGGCTGTGCATCGTTTCAGCCGACCGCAAGCACTACAGTACCGGAGGCCATATCTAGCCTGCAAGTCGAAAAAGAAGTTCCGCCGCTGTCTAGGCTTGAAGTCATCAATGGCATTGGTGAGTGCGAGCGTGCCGGTATGCGCCCTGTGGTCATCAGCACCAAGCGCAAGGTCAACAATCAGTTAGTACCGTCTGTGGTGGATGTAACGTGCCTGCCTAAACTATGAAACCCCGCGCCCGTCAGATCATCGCTGCCATGCGTGAAGTGTTAGCCCGCGACATAGAGATGACGGGCTTCAACATAGCCGCAATCTTGAATGAAGACGTGGGAGTTATTGGCAGCTATCTCAACGGCATGGCAAAGGATGGATTGGTGTCTCGTTTAGGTCTTAGGCTGCAATACAACGGCAAGACTAGAACCAAACACATGATGTGGAAGATCAATCAAAAACGGATCAAGGAACTAGAAAATGAACCGATCCAGGCCGCAAGGTCAACCGGCGCTATGCTCAAAGTGCCGCACAATCAAGCAATCAGAGCAGTTCCATTTGACCAGATTCGGGACGCTCTTAAGTTGGTGCAAAGCGTGCCGACGCACCGTGAGCCGTGATTACCATCGACAATATCTTAGCAAGGAGGCTTTAAAATGATATTTTTTAGCGGCTTGTTTATGGTTGTTTTGTCGTTTGCCGTGTTTGTCATGTTCGTTGATCCAATCAATAACAAACGGGAATGGCTTGAGGATACCTGCGCTGCTGTGTTAATGATGGGCATAGGCATTTCCATCCTCGGTGCGCTTACTTGGATCGGAAGGTATATATGAAGGACTACTCAGAAAGCATCCTTGAAGTCGATAGGCTTCGCAAGGAAATACACCACGCTGCCTCACTCAAGCAATGGTGGAAAGCCTCTGCATTGACTACTGATCTACTGGTGGCAGTATCCGAGATGAAAGTAGAATTCCACGAACTTCAAAAGGATCAACATGGAAAATTATCAGCGGTGCAAAGTCTGTGATCTTGCGTTCAAGGACAACGACAAAGTGCTGTGGTGCAAGGTCAAAACTTGTCCCGAGACTGAACAGCGCTTAATGACTGAGCAGCAATACCGATGGATCATGAAGAAAAAAGTAGACGCTCATCAGTTCGACGCTTGACGAGTCCTGGCAAAACTTTGCCTCCTGCTTTGGTGAACTTCATAAACTCAGCCGCAGCCGCTTCATAATCCCGGCGCAGCACCTTTTGACGGAGGGTGCTGCGCTGTAGCGTTCCCAAACCAAGATTGAAAGCAAAGCTGACGAGAGCATCAAATTTACTTTGGGCAAGCTCGCCGCAATATTGGGTAACGCCGCGCTCAAATCGAGCCAAATCGCTTGCAAGAATCGCATCCACTTCCTCCTTGCTCCACACCCGATTGTCGTCGGGATGTAAGTCTACTTTCAGCCGGTCAGCCATTGTCAGCTTGGCGTGGTCGGGATACATGACGTGCCCGATACCGATAGTCCATAGGTTAGCCGGGCAGCGGTAAGGCTTGTAACGCACGCCCTCATGGTGTGCAATCATCTTGATGCACAGCGGCGAAACCTTCATTTCTTGAAAGCCTGGCCGCCGAAGTAGAAAGCAATGATTGACGCAAAGATGATCTGCGAATCATCGTCCCACAAATTATTGAGCGCCACGTCAAACGCCACGCCCGTCTTGAAGGCGTACAGAAAGCCGAATACATCCACGAACACTAGCAGCAGAAACATCCCGTAGGCGATGCCAGGGCGCACCATAGCGCGTGCATTGACCACCCATAGGCTTGCACCCCTTGCGCTCTCGGTGTCGTGCTGTAGCAGCGCCACCTTTTCGGTTACGGCTATCTGCTGCGACTGGACGACTAACTCCTCAGTTCGGCTCTGAGCCTGTACCTTGATCTGCTCGGTCTTGATTTCCTCTATTTGTTTCTCAAGCTCAAAACCGGCTTTTTTTAGTTCTAGTTCCCGTTCGATCTGCATCTGCGCTAGGGCGATCTCGTGCTTTTTGTCGGATCGGTCTTGGAAGAACGACAGAATCGACGGTAAACCGCCCATCAGGAATGAAAGCGAACTTGATATGAGAGATAGCATTTCAGCCCCTAAAGTAGATTGCAACGAATACGATGATTCCGCCAATGCCGAGGAATACAAATATTCCCGCAGTCATCAAGGCTTGCTCAAATTCTTCTTTTTTCCTAGCAGCGCGGTCTTTTGCTAACCTGGCTTTGCGGATAGCCTCTCTGTTTGCCTCGTCTTGTTCACCGCTAATCCTATCGCGCTCCGCACAAAGCTCTGCGTACAAGTCCATTTCGCCTTTGAGAGCAAACATATCCCTCAATTCGCGCTCAAACTCCCTCGCCTGCTTGCGCTGCATGACGATGGTAAATGCCTGAGACAGCACCGATTCTTGCGCTGCTGCCTCTTTTGGATCATCAGGCTTTGCTGCTGCTTTTGCCGCCTCGACCTGTTTAGCGGCTTTCTCAATCTGACCCTGCGCCGTAAAAAACTTGGACAATTCTCCGTAGCAGTCACGGATTTCCTTGCCCATGTTGATCGCCTCTTTAACAAAGGCGACCGAAGTTTTAGCTACAGCAAACGCTGCTCCTATAGTAACGGGGTCGATCATTTTGCATAAATCCTCGCTCTTTCTTCCATTAACTTAACGCGAACTTGCAAATCGTGAATGTCTTTGTAAATCTCTTCTTTCAGCTTATGCCGCGCTTCAGCAGACAACGGGCTGTCAGTAGGTGTTCCGGCAGGCGTAATCAAAGCAGGCATAGAGCCTTCAATCTTAGTCAGACGAGTAGAGAACTCCGAGACTTGTCCAAGTAGCCAGGCTAGTGCAGCTACGACTATCGGAATGATCGCTTTGAGTACGTCTTGCCAATTCATTGCTTAGTCACTAAATGCAGCAATAGAAGAATGATCGCGCCTGCACACGCAATGCCAATAGACTCTATTCGCTTGATGCGAAGAATCGTCTCTTTCCACCGTTCAGCGCACACCGCTTCATGCGTCATAAACTTTGCTTCGAGATCATTCTCCATTTATCTCTATCCATGATTGAGAGTTTTCGTCCCAAGACCACGCACCTTCAGGCATCGGGGTTGGTGCATTCCACAGGCAAGTGCTGTCGTTTAGCGTCCAAGACGGATAAGGCTGTGGAGGAATGAAAGCATCGCGCTGCTCGTCATAGGTGTAGCCCAATCCCGCATAGTTCTTGCGGAATGGCGTACCACCGAGCGCGTGAACCCCGCCGTGGGTGTTGTAGCTGGTCTGCTTATAGACATCGCTAGTACGCGCAGTAAGCTCGTCCTCTTTGCCGTTATCTTCATCCCTGCCGACGGTAACAAACACCACGATATTGTTTTCATCAAGTTTTGCAAAATGTGCCATGATTTTTCCTATGCAAACGACACGGTTTCGCTAGTGGTCGAAGTGGCTGTTACTGAATAAATTTTGAACCCGCCGCCAGTTGTTGAACTTTGCGTCACACCGCCGGAAAAAGTAGCGGTAACAGTATCAGGCACTTTGATGATGACGATGCCCGAACCGCCTGCTTTGCCCGCGTAATACGAGCTTGTTTGAAACCCGCCCGCCCCGCCACCGCTGCCCGTGTTAACTGTTCCGGCAGTACCTGCGTCTCCATTTGCCCCACCGCCATTGCCGCCGCCGCCCGAGCCACCCGTTCCACCTTGGGCTGCGCCGCGACCGTCTCCACCCCCTGCGCCGCCGCCTGCTCGGGTGACACTAGAGCCGGTGATACTGCTTGCAGTACCTGCCCCACCATTGCCTGCATTGCCTGACGGGGAACTTACACCAACTGCACTAGAACCACCTCCTCCACCGCCAACAACATCACCCGCGCCGTTGTTGTGGCCCGTGCCTCCATCTTTGCCTTGTCCAACCGTTCCACTTCCAACTGTGCTTGTGACTGTGCCGCCGCCCGAGCCGCCGCTTCCTGCGTTGCCGTCTGCTCCAAAACCACCACCGGTTGACGTAATAGAACTAAAAACAGAATTAGAGCCGGAAGTCCCCGAACCACCGCCAATTACGCCCGCCCCGCCTGCGCCAACTGTGACTGTGTACGCAATGCCATACGATAGCGTTAACTGCGCTTCCGCAGACGCACCGCCGCCGCTAGTTCCTGCGCTTGTGCGGTAGCCGCCTGCACCCGCGCCACCAAATCCACCGCCGCCGCCTCCACCTGCTATGACAAGGAAATCGGTAGTAATTCCGGCAGCGCCACCGGCAAGAAAGAAATTTTTGGCTGCGAACATTATGGGGTGTATCCCTGTGCGATTGAACCGTACCAATTTGTGCCATCAGCGATGAAAGTCAAAATGTCCATTTTGCCCGCGGTAGCGGTAATCGTAGGAGCGCCCGCTGTGCCAAACTTCACGCCCGTAAACGTTGCCGTTCCGTTACCTGTGCTTGCAGCTTGCTTGAGCAACAACACGAAAGACTTGCCCGCAGTAGCAGTCGGCATGGTGAACGTGCAAGCTGTAGATGCGGTAAGCGTAGCAGTCTGAACCGTACCGCTAGTCAGAGACAACGTGCTAGACGATGTAACCGTTCCAATAGCAACGACGCTTTCGACATAGTTCGTAACGGTAGGGTTGTTAACCGTTGGGCTTGTATCAAGCACCATCTTGCCCGTGCCGGTGACTGCATTCGTCAACGTCACACCGCCATAGGTCAGCGTTCCCGATACAAGCAAGTTTGTGAAGCTGTTAGCGTTGATGAGCTGAAACCGAGTGCCGTCATAGACAACGATTACAACTTCGGTTGCAATCATGTCGCCTGCGACAAGAGCAGTTGTTCCTGTGCGCGTGATGGCTTTAGCGCCAAGCCCATCAATGTTAATCGTTGCTGCGCCTGTGTTTGTATTAGGAACAACTAACGAAAACAGGTTGCCCGCAGCGTATGCCGTCAGCGCAGGGGATGCAGTAGCAACGTAGGTATCAGTTCCCGTCACAGTTAGCAGCTTGTCTGCGCTGCCTTGCAACTGCGAGAACCGCACCGCGTCGGCTGCGGCTGTTGCTGCACCAAGCCCCGTGATTTTAAAGTTTGCCATTGGGATATTGGCAGTAACAGTCGTTTGACCGTCTTTGGTGATAGCGGTACTAAGACCCGTTGCCAAGTCAGAAGTCAGCGAGTTGAACGCTGTGCTACTGATAACCGTACCCGTTACGACAGGTTGCCCTGCCGTGTTGATTTGGAACGTCCCTGATCCGTTGTAGCTCATTGCTGTGCCCCTTGCGTGGTTGCTTGTCCTGTTGCTGCGCCTGTCATACCTGCACGCCGTGCGCGTTGTGCGTTGATTTGCTGAATGAATTTATCAAGGTCTTGCAGTTCCATTTTTGCTGCTGGCCCTTGTTTCATTAACAGTTCAGCAAGTTTATTTCGCGTTGGTTCGGGCATTTGCCTAGCCGATAACGCATTTCCAAAATTCTGCATAGCGCCCATGAGATTGCCGCGTGTAACATCCATCGCACCGCGCCCAAGGTCACCCGCTGCGCCTAATTCCTCTGCCGCTGCTAGTCTTGATGCTGTCTGCGATCCTCGTCCGACACTTTCCATCTGCTTTAGCTTGCCTTCTTTGGCAATCTCAGCAGAAAACCGTCGGAAATCATCACCAAACGCCATGCGTAGCGGGTCGCTTGTCTTGGATTCTTTCCACATTTTTAACAAGGAAGTTTGCCCGCCCTCAGTGCCTGCTTTGTCGCGGATTGCTTGAATCGTTCCAACTTTGAAGGCTTCTAGCTCGCTAGGAGACATTCCCTTAATGATTGACGGCAGATCGACCACATTCTCGCGGAATATCTCTCTGCCACGCTGCAATGCGGCTTGTGCTTCGGCAGGGCCTGCAAAAGCATCCCGCGCAGCTTTATAAATTGAATTGCCTTGCTGATCTTTAGGAGACAAAGCATCTAGTTTGCGCGTCAATTCATTGCGTAGATTGTCCGTTGCTCGGCTTTCTGCGGTAGCTTTAAAGTTTACTTTCTCTTTTTCGCCAATCGTCCACAATGCTTTTTTCAGCGTGTCTAATGCCTCAAAGGATAAATCATCGCCCGGTTTGATCTTGGACAAATCTAGCGGGGTTTTGCCTTCCCTGCGGGCCAAGTCTTGTGCGGCTTTCCAGGCATCCGGTGCTCGTTGAATCAACCCATGCAGGCTGTCATCCACCCGAACCGACATTCCGCGCAACTGCTCGTACAACGGCGCTGCCTTTGCTGCTTGCTCTGCAATAAACGCATCCTCGGTTGCCTTAAATCCTTGGCCTAATCCTGTGGCTTCCTCTGCCGCGCCTACAATCCTGCCTGGCCTTCCCGCTTGACGCTCACGGATCGCCCGTTCCATCATGTCTTTAGACTTGCCAGGAAGGGTCGCCAACACATCCGCAAGGCGAGTCGTACTCTGCCCACCAACATCGGCAATTCGTGCCTCAGGCCCTAGCGTTTCGAGCCTAGCGATACCTCTTGTGGCTGGAGTGCTCAACGATCCCGGTTGCTCAAAGACTGAACCGCGAGGCACATCCCTAAACAACGCTTCAGCAAGCCGCATCCGAGCCGCATCTTGTGCTACAGGCGGCATCATGCGTTGCGCGATCTGACCGCCAACAGCACCCAAAACCCCGCCCGTTGCTTGTCCTGCCGCCCCAAGACCGCCGCCCAAAGCCGCGCCCTGTGCCACATCACGAGCCATGCCGCTAACGTCTTGTGCTGTGGATTCACCCAAACCGCCAGCCGCACCTGTCACCGCGCCGCCCTTCAAGGCTTGAGCAATCCGCGCCGCAGGGGTCATCATGGTTGCCGCTTGCGTAGCCGAACCTATCGGAATCAATGCCGTAGGCGCTGCGGTCATGCCTCGAGTGATTGCGCCGGTAATCGGGTATTCCTTGCCAAATTGCTCAGTCATGCCGCGAACGTAGTCTCGGGCAGACTTGTACCGCTCACCCATTGGCTTATCGCTAAACGGCGCACCAAATGCCGCAGCGCCTGCACCCGCAAGTTCGTCAAGAAAGCCAAATGTCGGCCCTTGCATAGCAGAGGCAATGGCGGCAACATCTCGACCGCCCTCTGTGCCCATGTATTGACGGCCTGCCCGCATCGAGGGCGATTCTTCCCTCTCTGCGCCCGTCACCATTACATAACCTTCGGGCAGCTTAGACTGCTCTACAAGTTCAAATCCCGGTGGCAAAGGCATTACTGTGCTCCTTGTACGGGCTTCCAGGTTTTACCGCCATCAGTCGAGATAATTTCCTGACCAGTTGTCGGATTCTTAGCCCGCATCGGTTGTTGCGTTTGTTGCTGCGTTTGTTGAGCACGTTGAATTCCCGGCCCTGCTTGTACCGAAAGACCTGTGATTGCGGTGCGTCTGTTTGTTGCTTTTTGTGCAATAACTTCGTCTGAATCGCCAGGCTGTGGAAAATATTGTTGTTGCGCGTTTGCAAATTCGTCTTTTCCAATAGCTGCTCCTGATTCTTGACGAAGAAGGGCATTAACAAAATTTCGTTGCGCTTGCTCAATTTGTTGCTGTGGTGCACTTTGAGTGAAGTTCAACATCGAACCAACGCCCTCACCCACAAACGGAATTGATCCACCTATGCGTTTCAACAAACCGGGCTTAACTGTGCCGCCTTGTCCAATGTTGTTTAGGATTTGATCTGCTTCCGCTGCGCGAGTTGCGTACAACGTTCCTTTTGCTTGCGCTTCGGTCAATGGTCTGCCGCTTTGCAATGGAGTGCCTGCCGGAGTCAAGACCGGAGTGGCTGTGCCGGTGCGCGGATTGAATGCCATCGCGCCGCTTTCGGTTTCTTGGAAACTCATAGCGGGGTTTTGCGCTTGATATTGCCGCAGCTTCAAATCTTCAAGGCTGATACCCAACCGCTGCGCTTCTTGTCTTGCTTGTTGCTGCTGTGCAGCCGAAAGGCTATTGAACGCTCGATCTGCAAGTGTTCTCTCTTGCGTCAATCGCGCTTGCGTATCAGGGGAAACAACTCGTTGTGCAGGGCCAAGATTCTTGCGTTCGCCGGATTCGGTAATGCCAAACAAAGTCGGCACACCGTCATCATTCATAAGAATTTGAGTTTCTTTAATTTTGTCGGCTTTTGGCTGACTAAATATTGTTTTTCCGGTGCGCGGATCAAACAGAGTTTCGCCCTCTTTAACTGCAATCGGCGCTTGTGGGCGCAACTGTGCAAGCAGTTGCGACATGGCAAGTTGCTTGGCTTGCGGATCGCGCAATGCAGCCAATATGCTTGGATCAACCGTTCCAAGCGCACGCGCAGGAACAGCAGGCAACATTTGATTAAAATTGCCTTGGTCATCAATAGCCGTCGCGGGTGGACGAACGGGCTTGGCTTCTTGCCCTTGCATATGCCCAAACAATGTCGCAAAGTCAGATGCGCTTTCTCTTTGCGCTCTTTCGCCCAATGCTTTCTGTTCGTTAGCCAAGTCTTTTTGCGTCTTGACTGCCATATAGCCTTGCAACGCTTTAGCAAGCCCCGTAAGCGGCGAAGTCCTAGCCTGGATGCCGCCATAGCTGAACGTCTCAGCAGGTTGAAATGCCTGTTGCTGCATCAACTCAGCCATCTTTTGACGGCGAGCGATGTCAGCAAGCTCAGTTTCGTATGGGCTTGGCAAATTGAAATTCACGGTAGCCATTATCGACTCTCCTGATACACGTTCAAATCAGTAGGCGTTGAAGCATCTTTTGCGTCATTGCTGCTGTACGGATTGATAGGCTTTTTCTTGAACAATTTAGCAATGTCCGTAGGCGACATTCCGCTAGACGATTGTGCAGGCGCTTGTGGCATCTCTACTTTTTGCTCCGGCAAGATATAGTTTTGCAATGCTTGCGCCATGCGAACGCGTTTTTCTTCGGGATTGAAACTGTACATATTGTTCATTAGAAGAACCCTTTAGTGCCTGCTGCTGCTTGTGCGCCTGATCCAATCAAATTATAAAGCCCCGCATTCTGAGCATTAACGTTGGCAGACTGAATGCCATAGTTCTGCATATTTGCTTGACCTTGCGCTTGTGCCCCCGCAAAGATCGGAGCAGGCGCAACAGTCGGCCCTTGATACCCTTGGAACTGCGGCATTTGAATCTGCGAGCCCGACATAAGTCCCGTAATCTCATTCAGGGGCTGTTGGCGTAAGTATGCTTGACGCTGCAATTCTGCTTGTTGTGCGGCGTTCTGCGTACCCATCAATGCTTGTTGCTCGCCAAATCCTGCTGCGCGAGCTTGCGTATCAAGACCAATGCCTTGCAATGCAGCTTGACTCAGCAAGTCGTTGCGATTCTGCGCTTCTTGCGTCTGTGCGGTTCTGTAAGCCTGTGAACCGGGCGTGATGCCTTGATTGGCAAGCTGATTCTCAAGCATTGCCTGACGACCTTCTAGCTGCGGTTGCAACCTCCGCATAATTGCTTCTTGACCTGTCATGCCTGCATTGACGGGGGCTTTAGCTAACGCAGACGTATCAAGCCTAGTTTGTAGTGCTTCTCCTGCTGTGCCGGTCGGAGCAAACGGGGTGCTGATTACTTTTTGCGCTTGAGTTGTCCCCGTCTCACCAAGACCTGCCAATAGCTGTTGCACACGTTGCTGCGAAGCAAGCGTCTCGGTTGCTGTAGGCGTGAGGGTCTGCGTAACAGTAGGCTGATCGTCTGCGTAGGTGACAGTCTGCGTACCCAAAGGCGAAATAATGTTTGGATTCGACATCCTTCCCTGTAGGCGAGCTGTTTCTACGTTAGCAGCACCTTGTTCTCTAGCAGCACCTGAATAATCCGGTGCGGGCGGCGGCGATGGTGAACTTTTACCCATGAGGCACTCCTATTTTTCTACTGTATTTATCAGTCAAAAACCTGCAAGCGTCATGCTTCATTGTGTAGAAAACAATGTCGCCATCCACCCTTGCATCCTTTATTCTGCTTTCCTCTACAAATCCCATATTCGTTACTAACTTGATGCTTGCTGCGTTGTCGCTTCCTACCGGCACTATGATCTTGTCTACTTGGCACACATTAAACGGGTAGTCGAAAATTGCCGCTAGGTATGCGCCTGTCATCCGTCCTTCGATTGCTATATGACACCAAATGCTTTTCTTGTTCCAATTCTCGTATATCACGCCTGCAACTATCTCATCGTCCTTGCACAGTCCTATTGCTTCGCTGCGTCCTTCAAAGTAGCCGCCTTCAACACGCTTAGCTACCCAATGCCCGATAGCCGGGCCTTTCGTTATATACCTGCCCATCCGGTTTGATAAACAATGTCCGTCGATGCCCATTCGATCTGCAAGCCTTTGCTTGCGCTTTTCATCTGAATTGAACCGCAATATCCTATTCCTGTAATGCCTTGCCAATTGTTCGTAATCGTTGCGCCTGACCCCCACAAACCACTATCCCAATAAGCTGTATCCCAAACACCAAAAGATTGCGGGCTAAACGACAAAGCTGCCGTCGTGTCTGACACATCAAAGTCTACGTTCATACCAACAAAGATAGCCGGTTGCCCGTTAGTGAAAATGCTAGGTCTTGCGCGAGTGAAATACTTTTTAACACCGCGAGAGCCGTAGTAGTTAAACGCTTGCAATGTAATTGCTTCAATGTTTGCAGCATCGTCTTGAAAGTCTGTTGTCCATCCTTTACCTACAAAACCATTGCCACCGAAGTAAGGGTCATCTGAGTAGATTTCCCAACAGTTAGATTCCCAACCAGTAAAGTTGCACCACGCTTTAGTGATGTTGTTCATCACATACTGTTGCTGCTGTGAGCCTTGAGCAATCGGTATGTTTACAAACAACGCATTGTTTTTTGAGTTGTAGAAAATTTGCCAACCAAAGTTAGCTTGATATGTTCTTGTTGCTAAAGCAAACGCGCCCTGTATCTTGTCGGATAACGCAACCCTCGGATCAAGCCTTGAGCTTTGAATGGCAGACGCTAGTGGGTACAGACCGTCTAGCGTAAGGATCAGCAAGTCGCCCGCATACTTAAACATACAACGCTTGCCAATGGGTGTGCCTAACTTCCACACACCAATGAGCGCCCACGTCGATGCCGAAGCAGGATCAGTACCTCGATAAGCTATAACTTCACCGTTGCTTGTGACAAAAACAAGGTTGTCGTCAGCACCGTAACCTGCGTCGATTGTCCATGTACCAATCGACACAAGATAGCCACCGTACCGAGCAACCGAGCTTAAGTCGATTTGCTCAGCAACACCTGCTATTGAGGAAGTCGGCAGATACCATGCAACAAGGGTGTTCTTTTGGATAAACCAAACCCTGTTTTTAAACAGAGTCACATTATCAAGCGTTGTCGTCGTAACCCCTGTAATTGCAGGCGACGATGATGCTGTGATTGAAGTCCATGTCGATCCGTTGTAGAGCAAAGGCGCATCTGTGCCATTAGCGGCGTACATGAACGAGCCACCCGGCGTTGATACGTTGACATACTCCCACCGAGCGTTCGTCAATCCTGAGACGACTGGAGCGCCCACAGCACCGCCTGCTGTTACGTCGTAGATTTTGTCACTAGCTACTGCGAATAGTTTTTCTGATGCGCCGCCTGAGTAATTAAAAAGACTCTCGACTTGCCCTGTGATGCCCGTTGCGTACCGTTGATAACCACCGCGCAGATTGACGCTCGACACCGCAGGGAACATATTGGTCAACTGCACAGCATCAGTCGCCTCCATGTTGGCAAGCGAATCGCGGGCGTTCCATCCACCGATAGGCGCAGGCAAGGAAGCCACTTGCGCGGCAGTCCCTTGAACCATCATGCGGCGGCGTGCGCTTGTTGCCATCAGTTAGTACCGTAGCCGCTGTCGGGGATGTTGTCGTAACCGATAAGCACAGTACCCGGACGCGGTGCAAGCGACAGATTGGCAGACGACATATCCAGCGCCTTCGCTGCTTCCAATTCGGTCAGGTAGTTACGCATCATTGCCGTAGTGTCGAAGCCTTTAGCCTCGAAATACTTTAGCTTGGTCGCGTTGACCATCAACCGATCAGGGTAGATACAAGTGTCTGTGTCCACGGTAAACGAGTTCTTAACCGTGCCGGTTGAAGATTCTGCCCACCCCTTGCTGCGGTACTCAAAACCTAGATATTCAGCCGTAGACATACCGGGCCAAATTTGGAAGTATTCACCAAGCAAGCGCCACCGGATACGCGGGCCAGTCGAGATATAGCCTGACAACAGCCATTCCCATTGCTGAGCATTCTCAGGCCCTAGCATTTCCCAATGTTTGGATTTGTCCCACATGGTACGCGGAACAAGACTTTCATAATCAGAGGGAAGCGCGTATTTGACTTTTTGGAAGTACGCCGTTGCAGCAGTACCGTTTGCAGAAAAGTCTTGATTGACCGTGACTTGCGTGGAAGAGTCTACAGAAACGATGTAGGTGTTTTGATTGATGCCTGTGCCTTGAACTTGATAAGTCGTATCAAGTCCCGTAGTGGAGGCCATCGTGATCGTGCGGGCTGCTGTCGTCCAAGTGCCCGTCGTTGTCAGGTATTCGGTATAAAACGAGTATTGCTTAGTCAACTCCCGCCAAGCAAAACGACGCAGGAATTCGTATCCGTTCGCGTTCATCAACGCGAGTATTTGGATCACGTCCTGATTTGTGTTACCTGCTACGCTTGACGGGGTTGCAACACCAAGTTCATTAGTTACTTGTTGCACCAACCCTAGCATCGTTGTCGTTGACATTCTCTTTCCTCGGTCTGCCAGGTTTGCGTTGCTCTAAAAGCATCGCCATCTGTGCTTTCAGTTCTTCAAGTTGTGCGCGGGTTTCTTCCAACTCCCCGCTGCTAACCTTTTGATTCTTGTTCAATAGGTAACTGCGCCCACGCTCACGCAATCCTGCACTACCCATGCCGATCCGTTGAAGCTGACTATCGCTTGCAGTTGCTACTTGCTCAACTGTCTGAAACTTAAGAATCTGCAACTCAGCAAGCTGATTGTCCGTTAGTTCTTCGGGACGATCCTGATGCCAATCTTTCAGCGGCGTGCCAATTACAGGGCCATCACCGCTTTGCATCTGAAAGTGCAACCATTGGCGCGGGAAACGCTCTTTGTGGTCATCCCGCACCGGCTGATCAATTACTGTCGTTTTATCACCCGGCACTACGATTCTTATGAACGGCTTGCCCTTGTAGGGGTCTTTGTCTGACGTGTAGAACTCGACATAGAGCTGCGAGTCTGCGTTGTTAATGTCTGAATCAAGTGCCATTGTTTTCTCCTGTGGGGAAAAATTTATGCAGTAAGAACGGATGCCCAAGTAGTTGCGCTAGTAGCAAACAGAATGACAGTTTTTGCGTTTGCAACGCTCAAAGTCGATGCAGCAGCATTGATCGTCGATCCTGCTTTCGGGTAGACCGTAATGGTTTGTCCCGAATCATTACGAATACCAACCATTGCACCTACTTCAGTCGGAGGCAAAATTACGCCCGTACCTGAAGATGAAGTCGTGATTGCGTTGAACACCGCCGACAGTTGAAGAGCGTCAGCAATCGTGCTGCCTACAGCAACAAGACCGGTTGCACCATCACCGCAGATCGAAACCGTTGACAGCGAAGAATTACCACTACCCAAAACGCGTGACGGGATAGCCATGATTACTCCTTAGATTTGCTGCCAACAACGCGAAGATCACGCTGCGGCAAGTGGAAAAATGGTTCTTCAAAACGTACATTTTCAAAGTTTGCTTCAACTAACATAGTGCCTATTTGCTGTTTCGAGTAGCACCAATGATGGCGCATCGTATCAGGTTCGGGCATTCCGAACAATGCACGCCCGATCAAGTCATCGTTCCTGTGTCCCTGATTCCATAGCGCAATTACATTGTCAAGACACGGCATTTCAAGCGACAACTGACCGCCTGGCTTCAGCACCCGCAACCACTCAAGCAACGTTTGTTTCGCTTTGGGTGTAGGGATGTGCTCGAACAAATGGATCGCTGAAATCTCGTCGGCATGATTATCCGGCAAATCAAGTTTCGTTACATCTGAGATCAGGTCTTGATCCCCAATACAATCGACGTTGATCCATCCGGGCCAAGACCTATCACCTGCCCCTAGATGGAGGCGAATACTGTGTCCCATTGCGCTCCGATCTGTTCCGGTGAGTAGTTCATTTGTATATACCGCTGCCCTTCTCGCACCAAGCCGTTCAATTCGTGCCTATAGGCTTGCGAGAACTGAAGCCCGCCCTTTAGCGGCCCAAGGTAACAAAAGTGTCTGAATTCCTTGTTCTTATCAATCTTACTGCCTATTACAAAGCAACCCGCCATGATTGCATTGATCAGCCGGTTAGCGCTTTTGTACGTCTCACCCTTGCTTGGCAGCAAAACAATGTTACTTTCATGTAACAACTGTGTCTGTGCGCTCGTAGACCACGGCACGCACTCAATCTGATCATTCGGCCCGGTGCAGTACGTCATGTCGTACTGTTTAAGCATCTTCCGATACGGCAATATTTCTTTCAGATTGCTTTGATGCCCTAGCCACAAATATTTGTTACCGTCAGCATGGGGCTGTCCCCGCTGCTCCCATGAGTCGGGTATTACTTGAGCTTCCCTTTGAGTGTAGCTGCGGATTCGTCGAGCCATTTCCTGAGTCGGACAAACAACTGCGTGAGCTTCTCTAGCCATTGCTTCATAAAGTTTCCCTAAGTTTGGGTGCTCAAAATGGTCGTCACATAGGTCAACTACCGTCTTAGCACCCCTTGCATTAACTTGTCTTAAGACCTCAAGATCGTCTTGGTGCGGCTTGCAAAACACCGCAACATCCGTCCCTAGCGCGTTAAGTCTTGATTCATGCCCGCAATAGGCTGAAGGAAGCTGCGCTCTCAATCGGTAGGATGCCATCTCAGCACCGCCGCTGTGCATGAATGAAACTCTCATACTCGCTTTCCGAGGCGTTTGCGCTCGTCCAGAATTGCTGCGATTAGACCGCCGCCATGCACATTAAAGTGAATGTCAGGCAGCGTCTTAAAGTATTCTTGAAATTCGTTTGCTTGCTGCGCCATTGCGCCATTCGACAAGAACCGTTTACCACCGACGATCACATCAATCGGTTCATCTACGCCCTCACCTGTGAATCGCTTGGTCTTGCCATCACCTGCTAGGCAAGAATCGAAGCCGTACATCTCAAACGTTCTGAAACCTAAAACATAGCTTACCGACACCGCACGCATCCCCGACGTAGTGCCACCGCCGACAAGAAACTTCTTGTTGAAGATGCTGCTGAAAGGTTCGTCGTTGTATTCCTCGTAGGCAAACGAGTGCCACAAAATTACCTTGTTTGCTTTGAGAGCGTCGAACATTGACGGATCGCACCGAGAAGCCACTAGATAGACCGTGTGCGCGTTTGCTTCGCTTAGCTGTGCGCTTCTATCGCGTGGGTCAACACAGCACCATAGATCGGGCTGTATTCCGTTCTTGCAAAGGAAATCATGCGCTGCCTTGACTGCAAAAATAGGACGACCGCGCTCGCGTTCTGCTCGTATATTCTCAATCTGAGACGGCATGGAAGGCCCACTACCCACGATGACCATGTGACCATCGTGAGCAATGAGACTTGGTACTAACTCCGGTAAACCCCGCGCAATCGCAGAGCGAATGTTAGACACAATGCCATCAGGCGTCCCTGCGGCTTTAACATTAACTTTTAGTTGCGCGAGATTTTCCATTAGCCAGGCATTGCACCTGTGCCGATAACCGCGATGCCCGCAGCGATACAAGTAACCGCCGTGGCATTCGAGATCGTGCGGGTCGAAGTGCAGCCGATAACCAAACAACCGGAAACCGTTGCATCGTCCAACACGCCACCAGTTGCGGTCGTATACAGAGGCACGTTGTCGTCACAGTTAGCTGCAAGGTTCACTTGCATCACACCGGACAACTGCACCCACCCGTAATAGCCCGAGGCAATCGAGACTTGCGCGAAACCGACGCGCTTGCTGTTTGCCGAGTTGGTGGTAGTCAGCAAAGCAGCAGTCTGCGAGGCGGTAATGGTCACCGCGCCGTAAGTGCTGATTGCTTCAGAGGCTTGCACATACATCGCTTCGCCGCCATCGCTCAACAGCACTTTCGTGCCGGGAGTGAATTGGGAAGTCGATGAAGTATCGGTAAAGTTAGTGCCGATAACACCGGATACGCTGAATGTAGGCATTTTATTTTCTCCTTATGCGATCAGCACGCCGCAGAACTGCGGGCCACTTGACGTAAGATTTCCAGCCCACCCGATTAATTTCACAATCGCGTCCTGGTTCACAGCTTGGCGTTCACCACCGATAGGAACAAAGTTCCGATCAGCGTGCGGACGGAACATCAGGTACTTGGTGTTCAGGAAGAACATGTGGTTAGCGGTTGCGGAAGAACCGATACCACCGTCAAGCACCACGTCCGAACCCATGCCTGCACCGTAATACTTCAGCGATGCAAAACCTGCGCCTGCCATCGACGAACCGCTATCGCTGATACGCTGAATCGACTGAAGCGATTGCAGGTACAAACGATAGAAGTTGTTGTCAGCAACGATCAGGTCAGGCTTGTCCGTTCCACGAATCAACTGAACAGCAAGCGAGTCCATGTACTGCTGAATATTGCTTGCAGTAACAGCAGCACCGCCATTCGTTACACCGGAGAAAGCAACCGAACGCCAAAACGTCCAGGTCGCACGATCAATACCGCCGTAAGTACCCGTAGACGGGCTATCAGGCACAGCAGCGCCCAAGCCGGTCAGGTTTTTACCTGCGTTACCCGTGCCGTCAAGGTACAGATCGCCGCTGATACGGTTTGCCAGTTGAGCTTCAGCCACGTTCATACGACCGTCAAGCAGGTCAATGATCGCTTCTTTCCCGCTGTTCTGAATCATCTCCAAGCCGCTGATCGAAACTGCCGAGGCGTATTGGGTAATGGAGAACTGTGCGGCACTAATTGGGCTGTTTTGGCTGACCGAGAGCACTTCATAGCCACTATAGCTGTTGGTGTTGTTGGTTGCCGAATCGTTGTACATGATTTCCTGGAGGATGACGTTACCGCCTGAGAAGGTCTTAACGTTTCCACGTTCCTTCAATCGACGCAGGAGTGCGTTGTTGTTTGTTACGTTATCAGCAAGCTCACCGCTACGGCTTTGGATGTTGGTAGCGATAATGTCGCTGATAGAACTATTGGCGTAAGCCATGAGAAGTCTCCTATCAGATTATTAGAGTCGATCCGCTACGTTGTCGAATTGATCGGCAAGTAGTGATCGGCGATCTTGCGCTTTGGTAGCCGTTGTCGCGCCGGGTGCGGCACTTCTGACACTAACCGCTGCCGCCCTAGCCTTCTTAGCAGCGTTATTTGCTGCTACCTTTTGCTGAGTATCAACTTGGGATTGTCGTCCCTGCTGAACTTGCTGATAAAGGTTGTCGTCTAGGCGTATTGCTTTTTCATACGCTTCGTCCAATGTAGATGCCACACCGCTTTGTAGCAGCGTAATCATTACTGGACGAGCTTCCTCGAAATGCTCAGCCTTCATAGCGAAATTGTTGATCTCGCCAAGTAGTAACTGATTTTGCACCTGCTCTTGCTCTTCTTTCCAACTCATCACCTCACCACGTACTCGATTCAGTTCCTGATGTAGTGCTGAGATGTTTGGATCAACAGCCGCCTGTTGTTGCAGTTGGCTACCATCTCCAAAATTCACACCGTATTGCTGAGCGAGACGCAAGAAAAGTTGTTGCTTTTGCTGCGGATCGCTATACCTTAATGCGTGATCGGCTTCCATCAATGCTTTGACGGCTTTTGGCCCATCAATTCCCAGTCCACGGATCGTGTCCATGTAGGGGGTCATCACTTCTTGATACTGATCTGCAAACCTTGCTTTTTCCATCAGGGGCTGAACCCCTGCCTTCATCTGTTCTTCTCGCTGCCAGGCGTATTCTTTTAGCTTGTCATCGGCAGTTGACCAGGCTTCGTGATAGTCCTTCTTCCACGATGCCGGGGGACGTTTCCACACCGGCTCTTCAGCAGGTTCTTCTGCTTGCTGCACCATCGTCTGCTCAGCAGGCGCAAACTTGCCTTCCGTGTCTCTCGGCACATCAACGCGGGCAGTCTCGCCTGCGGGTGCGCTTACAGTCTGATCAAACTGCTGCTCGAGCATTTCCCTGCGGGTATCTTCAAGTGGCACAACTGTGTTCAGATCGCTCATTTTTATCGTTCCCTGTGGGGGTTAGTAAATCTAGCGTCATCACGAAGTCTGCTAAGAATCTTGTTCGCTTCGGAATGCGTCATGCTTGCCAGTTGCGCCCGCAAGACTTCCCTGCGGTTATCTTTGACCGGAGCAACTTTCGTTTCCATCTTTTCGTTGCCAATTTCTATGCAGCCATGCGCTTGCAGGTGTTCTCTGTGGCGGCTGCGGCTCGTAATCATTGACCCATCAACCATCGACTGATACGGCTGAATGTCCGGCATGATGTGATGCACAGCAGTCGGTTCGTAGTCACCAACTTCTATCGCTTCGCCATTAACGTATATCCACCGTTTTTTCATAAAAGTAGCAGAATTTCCTCGTCGTCGTTTTCAACGTGCTGAAGCCATATCGCTTCAGCATTCTTAAGATCAGCGATTAATTTATCAAAATTAAGATTACTTGTCAAAATCTGTTGTTTGGTTATGTATTTTAGCGGCTCGACAACTTCGGGGATATCTTCCTTGCCCTCAACAATTCTTTCATATAGCGCAACAACTTCCCGGCGACGCTCCTCCTGTACCGCCTTTTCCTTTGCAAAGCGGTCTTTCAGGTAATCGCCGTCATGGGTATCATCAATCAGCGTTGGAACGTAATCCCATGTCGCGTCATCCCATGTACCGCTGTCCCATCCGGCGTTCATGTTGCGATTTCAACTCCCACCGCTTTACCGTCCGGCCCACGAATAATCCGCTTGGGTGCAGACATAACAGAAAGCAAACTTTCAATCTTGCCCGCAGTCTGATCGTGCAAAGCCGCCATATCCTGCTGCATTTTTTCGACGTTTTGCAGCGCCATCTGCACGCCGTTACCTAGCTCAGCGGTCATGCGTTCAGCAGAAGCGGTTGCAGCCTCAATTAGCGGGATATCCACGCCAGGGTTAGCACCGATCCTTGCCACGGTAACTTTTGTTGCAGACTCAAGCTCAATTTTCCACCGGTTGTATTGCTCTTCCATTTCGGCTTTCTGACGGTCGAACTCCATTTTCTGCGCGTCCATTTGCGCCCGCATCTGTTCGACTTCGACTTCGCGCTGCGTCTTAGCCTGCTCAAGCTGCAACTTTGCTTGATCCATTTGCATCTGCGCTTGCAACTTTGCTTGCTCAATCTGCATCTGTGCTTGCATCTTGGCCTGTTCAAGTTGCCCGTCTGCTTGCATCTTGCCTTGCGCCATCTGCTGTTCTGCTTGCATTTTGAGCATCTCAGGGTCAGGCTGCGGCTCAACCGGGGGCTTATTGACTAGCTTGTTGATCGACTGATCAATAGCGCCCTCAATCTGCCTTGCACCCTTAAATGCACCCACGCCAAACTTGAGCAATTCACCAATCATCGGGATCATTTCCGGCGCTTGCTGACCTAACGGCAATGCTTCGCGCAAGAACGAGCCAAACGCTTGCAGGAATTCACCGCGCTCTTGTTTCATTTTCTGTTCGTCAAGCTGAACGAGAGAATCAGCAGCAACTTCGATGCGGAAATTACGCAACGGCTTGTTTTTCAGTAGCGCGAGAGCCTGAGGAATCAACTGCTGATCCTCGGGTTGCATTTGATCTGCCGCTGCAAACATAACAATGGTTTGCGGTTGGAACTTGGTGCAGATTACCTGCGCCTTTAGCCGTAGCAAGCCGGTCGCAAAAAGCGCAACATCCTCTTGCATTGAGCGCAGCCGGATCGAGGCGTATTGCCCCTTGATCTGCTGTGCCGTAGCCGTCTCGGAGGCAAACGACGATCCTCGGATAATGTCCGACAGACCCGTGATTTCATATATCTGATTCTTGATCTCAGTCCGGGCTTGATAGCATTGGATGAGGGTCTGAGCAATCATGTCTATTGGCAGGAAGTCGATAGCGCCCTTCAAGCCACCTTTCTCGCCAAACGCCATCCAAGTATCGACCGGCAGCAAAGCATTGTTTTCGCCCTCGGTCATCAGTCGCTGCAAGGCAGGCTGAGAAGCGTCATAGACCCCTCTAACGCGCAAAGCCTTGACCAACCCGTCAATCCTATCTGACAGGATATCAAGCTCGTTAGCCTGATCCTGGTACAGCACAAAGTCGGCCACCGGCACGAGGGTATCACTGGTCATGGTTGCATATAACGGCTGCGGGCAGGGAAAGAATCCTTCTAGCTCAAGGGGATCGTCGCGCTCGTCAATGATGTTCGGCATTGACTTGCTAAACCAATACACCTTGCCCGATTCTTTGCACCAATACTCACAAATCTTTGCGCGGGTGTGCTCTTTAGTGCTTTGACCGTACTGCTTAAGGGTATCCGGGCCTGCGTCGTAAGGTATCTTTTCGCCCACTTCCTCGCCGAAACGTTCTACCAGGGCCTCGCGGGTCATGTAAACCCACCGCCAAACAGCCGTTACTTCTTCCCATGTGCGAGCTACTGAGTGGCCAAAGTCTTTCCAATGCACATAGTCAATGGGAGCGCATTCGTACTCAATCTCCTCCATTGGTTCTTGACCGGCTGTAGGGTCGTTCTGCACACCGGGTTCAGGATCGTCAATGTCCTCGGTCACTTCTAGCCCATCTTCGGGCATATCGACAGCGTTGACGTGCGGCTCATAGCGCACCCAGGCAGTCCCACGCCCACCAAGGAAACGATCTTCGACTGCGTGCTTCATCGTTTGCCGAAAGTCAGGATAGTGCTCGATCTCGAAGTCGAGCGCCCGTTCTATTAGCAGCGAAGCAACCCGTCCCACTTGGTCGTTATCACCGAAACGACGCGACACATCAGCTTTGGGCAGACGAGCGTAAACAGCAGGAATCAACGTTTGAACGTTGCTCCACAAGATGTTGAACTTGGCAGTTTCGTTTGTGTTCTGGCTGCGGTTGTCATCCCGATAACGCTTGATGATTTTTTGAGCGCGGGCTTCCCACTTCTTAAAGTCACCGTCATAGCTTGCAACGTTATGCAGCAGCTTTTGCAAGCCTGTGCTTTGCTCATCCATTATTCTCGTCCTAGTATGTTTACGGCTTCTTGTTCGCTGTTCGTTAACGACTTACCTTTAGCTATTTTCTTCTGTGCGCTTTCATAACGCATTTGCATTGCGGCTTTTTCCGCTTCGCCTTGTTTTTGCATCAATTTTGTCGGCCCTTTAGCCCGCATTTCCATTGCAAGATCAACAAATTTTTGCGTTGATTGCGGTTCATCCGAAATTTCATGCACGAATTGGCTTTGAATCGGGCCTTTAGAATGCCCCGAAATCCTTGCAGGGGAAGTGATAAATCGACCTGTTTGCGGGTCAAATACATTGACATAAGCGGATGGCCCTGCTGCGCTGCCTGAGTATTCCGCAGTTGCTTGAAAACCTTGCTTGTTTAGCGTGTCGGATAACTCATCTGCTTTGCTACGAATCAAATCCCTGCCTTTGTTGGGCAATCCTGTTGTATCAATTACTGGCAACGCCATGCCGGTCTTGAACGTGTAGTTCTCAAGTGCTTGCGCGATCTGTGGTGCTGCGGCTTGACCTAGTATCTTTGCGCCCTTCATTGCAGGGCCTGCCAATGGGATCGTTGAGCCGACAATATCCAACCCTAGCATCAGCTTTTCGGCATCTTCCTGATTGCGCTTAAAAGCCGGATAACGCTCGTCCATGATGGACGTAGGCGGCATCATGTTTTCCCGCCCTCGCGCACCTTGACGCGCTAGGTTCGGGTTCATCATTGCCGGTTGCTGTGCCTGTTGATACGCCAGCGCCGCCGCTAGACGTTCTTGTTCAGTCACGATTACGCTCCGAGATAGCGCGAGCCTTGGCGCGGGCATCCTCTTTACTAGACGCACCCCACGCCTTCAACGCCAATGCCAATCGAGTAGG